TCCGCGCCATGCTGATGTGGAAGAAGCAGCACGTCCCGATCAGCCGAGGCCATTACGCCTACCAGCACGAGCCGTGCTGGTACGCCGTGAAGCGGGAGCGGACCGCTCATTGGATCGGCGAGCCGATGGCGAGCTCTGTCTGGGAGATCGCGCTCGATCCGAACGCTGACGGCGGCCACTCGACCCAGAAGCCGCTCGAATGCATGGCGCGGCCGATCCGCAACCACGACGGCGACGTCTACGACCCGTTCCTCGGCTCGGGCACCACGATGGTCGCCGCCGAGCAGCTCGGCCGCGCCTGCTACGCGCTGGAGATCGAGCCCAAGTATGTGGCAGTTGCCCTTCAGCGGTTGTCCGGCATGGGCCTCGCGCCGAGGCTGGCCGACTGATGGCGCGCCCGACGAAGCGCACGGCGGCCGTCGAGGCGGCGATCCTGACCGCGCTCCGGTCGGGCATGACGCGGACGGCAGCGGCCGAGTCGAACGGCGTCGAGCGGACGCAGCTCTACCGCTGGATGGCGCGTTTCGCAACGTTTCGCAACGCGGTTATGGCCGCCGAGGCGCAGGCGGAAGTCCGCGCCACGATCACGCTGCGGCAGGCCGGCGAGAGCGACTGGCACGCGGCGCTGGCGTGGCTGGAGCGGCGGCGGCCCGAGGACTGGGGCCGGCGGGACCGCGTCGAGATCACGGGGGCGATCCGCGCGCTCGTCGAGCAGGCCGGGCTCGGCGACGACGTCGCTACGGAGGCCGTCGCCTACGCCGAGACGTTCCTGAAGGGGCTTCGCCGTGGCGGAGCATGACATCTGATGCTGGTGCTTGAGGCCAGCCGGGCCGAGGCGGCGATCCTGCTGCCGCAAGTCGAGCGATTCCTGGCCGCTCGCGCCGACAGGGTGCGCGCCGAGCTGGCCGGGCTCGATCTCGCCGAGCCGTGGACGCCGTACCCCCACCAGGTGCCGCCCGACGGCGACTGGGACCTCTGGCTGCTCTTAGCCGGGCGCGGCGCCGGCAAGACCGACGCGGCGGCGGCGTACACGAACGCGCACGTCGCCGGCCCGGCCTGCCTGCCGGGCGTCCCGGGCGGCCACCGCATCGCGGTCGTCGCTCCCACGCTCGGCGACGCCGCCGAGGCCTGCGTCAACGGGCCGTCCGGCCTGAGGAAGCACAACCCGGGCGTGCGGCTGGTGAGCAGGAAGGGCGGGACGTTCGTGCTCTGGCCGAACGGCGCGGAGGCCAAGCTGTTCGGAGCTTCCGGCCCGGAGGACGTCGAGCGCCTCAGAGCCGGCGGGAATCGGTGCCTGGCGTGGGCCGAGGAGCTGGCGGCCTGGACGAAGCTCGAGCAGTGCTGGGACCACCTCCAGTTCGGGCTGCGCCTGGGCCCCCATCCGCGCGTGGTGGCCTCGACGACGCCGAAGCCGCACCGCCTGCTGCGCGAGCTGGTCGAGGCCCCGACGACGGCCGTGACGCGGGCGACGACCGACGACAACCCGAGGCTGGCCGAGGCGTTCCGACGGCGGCTGGACCGCTACCGCGGCACGCGCCTGGGGCGCCAGGAGATCGGCGGCGAGATCCTGACCGACGTCCCGGGCGCCTTGTGGACGTACGCCATGCTCGACGACCGTAGCTCAGCGCCGGACCTGGCGCGGGTCGTCGTCGCGGTCGACCCCTCGGGCGGCGCCGGCGCCGAGCACGACGAGCAGGGCATCGTCGGGGCCGGGCTCGGCGCGGACGGCCGCGGCTACGTCCTGGCCGACCGGACCTGCCGGCTGTCGCCGGACGGCTGGGGCCGGCGGGCCGTGCAGCTGTACGTCGACCTGCAGGCCGACGCGATCGTCGGGGAGGCGAATTTCGGCGGCGACATGGTCGAGGCCGTCATCCGCAACGCGGCGCACGCGATGGGCATCACACCGCCGCGCTACAAGGCGGTCCACGCCAGCAGGGGGAAGGCGGTCAGGGCGGCGCCGGTCGCGCAGCTCTACGAGCAGGGCGACGTCTCGCACGTCGAGGTGCTCGCCGAGCTGGAAGAAGAATTGACGTCGTGGACGCCGGAGTCGGGGCGCTCGCCGAACCGCCTCGACGCGCTGGTCTGGGCGTTGACGGAGCTGATGGTCAAGGAGCAGCGCGCGGTCTACGTCTACTAATCGGAGCGATTCCCATGCCGATCCTGAACTACACCACGACCGTGGACGCCGCGAAGACGGTCGCGGAGATCCAGCGCAAGCTCGTCGCGGCCGGCGCGCGCTCGATCATGGTCGACTACGACGAGGAAGGCTCTCCGTCGGCGCTGGCGTTCCGGATCGTCGGCGCCGTCGGCGACCAGGCGTACCGGCTGCCGGTCAACGCCGAGGGCGTGTTCCGCGCGCTGACGCGCCAGGCCGACGCCGGCGAGGTCCGGCGGACGTTCGTGAGCCGGAAGCATGCCAATCGGGTCGCCTGGCGCATTCTCAAGGACTGGCTCGAGGCGCAGCTCGCGATCATCGAGGCCGGCATGACGACGCTCGACGAGGTGCTGCTGCCGTGGATGCTGTCGCCGTCGGGACGGACGGTCGGCGAGCTGTACGCGGAGCGCCGGCTGGCGCTGCCGGCCGCCGGCGAGGGGAGGTGAGCGGGATGGGACTGTTCGACTGGCTGGGTCCGACCGGGTTCGGGCTCTCGCGCTCGACGGCGCCGCTGCCGGCGCGCAAGCAGTCGCCGGCGCTGAACGCCGTCGACTTCGTGCCGGCCGACGCCTCGGGGACGGCCGTCATCCTGAACCGCCTGGTGCAGGTGCCGGCGCCGCTCGACGGGCTCGGCGCGGGGCGACGCTCGGACCACAACTCGGCCGTCTTCGCGTGTCTCCAGGTGATCGCGTCGTCGATCGGCGAGCCCGCGCTCTGCGTCTACCGCGTCACGCCGACCGGCCCGGTCGAGCTGGAGGACTCGCCGCTCGACGACCTGCTCGACCGCCCCAACCCGCACTTCGCCCTGGACAGCCTGCTCGGCTACCTCGGCGTCTGCCTGCACGTCGACGGCAACGCCTACTGGCGCAAGCTGCGGGCCGGCGACCCCGAGACGGGGAACGTCGTCGAGCTGTGGCCGATCTCGCCGTCGCGGATCTCGCCGTGGACGCGGCCCGGATCGGACGACTTCATCACCAGCTACCGCTACTACCGGGCCACCGGGCGCTACGAGGAGATCAGCCCGACCAACATCGTCCACTTCCGCTACGGCATCGACGACGCTGACCATCGGAGAGGCTTGGCGCCGCTCAAGCGGCTCTGGCGCGAGATCTCGTCCGACGAGCAGGCCACGCGCTACGCCGACCGGCTGCTGGCGAACCTGGCGATCAACGGCCTGACGCTGGCGTTCGACAAGGACGCCCCCGCCATCACGCAGGCCCAGGCCGACGAGCTGAAGGCGCGGATCTCGTCGGCGTACGGCGGAGATGCCGTCGGGGCGACGGCCGTGCTCTCGCCGGGCGCCCAGCTCACGGCGCTCGGCTTCTCGCCCGAGCAGATGGACTTGAAGACGTTGCACCGGGTGCCCGAGGAGCGGATCAGCGCGGTGCTCGGCGTCCCGGCGATCGTGGCCGGGCTGGGATCGGGGCTGGACCACGCGACGTACAGCAACGTCGAGCAGGCCCGCGAGGCCTACACCGAGACGAAGCTGCTGCCGCTCTGGAAGAGCCTGGCCGCCCAGTTGACGACCCAGCTCGTGCCGGACTTCACGGCCGACCGGACGGTGATGATCGCGTTCGACACCAGCGAGGTCCGCGCGCTCGCGGACGACCAGAACGCGCTGGCCGAGCGACTCAAAACCTTGGTGGAAGCCGGCATCATCGACGCCAACGAGGCGCGCGCCGAGATCGGGCTGGCGCCGAGGAGTCAGGAGACAGGAGCCAGGAGACAGGAGCCGGCCGCACCCAGGGCGGCGGCTTCGCGCGTCGTGGCGTTGGACACGTCCCGACGCGATCACGGCGTCCTACGTGGCGCTCAGGGCCACCGGGACACCAAGGCGATCGAGGACCTGCCGAGCGAGTACGAGCGCATGCGAAGCTCCGACCTGCCGACGTGGGTCGAGGAGTTGACGGCGTTCTTCGCGCTCCAGCAGCGGCGCGTCGTCCGCCGGCTGCGCGCCGGGATGGACCACGCCTCGGACCTGGTCCCCGAGTCGGAGGCCGCGCTGCTGGCCGAGACGCTCTCGCCGCTCCAGCTCGACGCGCTCGACCAGGTCACGCGGCTCGTGGTCGCCGAGCTGGGCGTGGCGTTCGATCTCGACGACGCCCAGACACGGCAATTCCTGGCGGCGGCGGGCCAGAACATCGGCGGGATCACCGAGACCACCAGGAGCGCCGTCCAGGCCGAGCTCGTGGCCGGGCAGCAGGCCGGCGAGGGCATCCCGGCGCTGGCGCGGCGGCTGCGCGACCTGCCGGCCTTCGACCAGGCGCGGGCGACGGTGGTAGCGCGTACTGAGCTCGGCACGTCGCAGCAGCAGGCCGCCCTGAGCTCGTACAGGGCGTCTGGTGTGGTCGTGGGGGTCCGGGTCATGGACGGCGACCAGGACGCCATCTGCGCTGCCGTGGACGGCCGGACCTACGCGCTCGGTCAGGAGCCGCCGCCGCTCGGTCATCCCAACTGCACGCGCAGCTATCTCCCGATCACCGATGCTGCCGAGCTGACGAGGTCGGCCTGAGATGACCATCACGAGTCGCTGTAACGTCTGTTTCTCGACCTGGAACGAACGGCAGGAGCCAGACGGCGCGTGTCGCCACTGGAAGCTCAGGCACCGGCCCGAGCTCCTGTCGTGGTGGCAGCGGCTCCTTGCCCGACTGGAATTCGCATGACGTTGCGCGAGCCGCGGATTCATAGCCACATCACCGACTGCCTGCCGGATGATCACCCTCTGGCCTATTCGGGGGTAGCCTGTCGGACCTGCCTGGCGCTTCTCCACGCCGCCAATAACGAGTGTATGCAGACCTGGGTCGAGACCGGCCGGGGGACGTACTGCCTCGCCTGCTTCGTGTGCGAGGTCGGGGGCCTCGAGTGTACGAAAGTCCTCGATGACGAGTGGGGGCTAGCGTGAGTCGCCCGCTGGTCTCGGTCCTGACGCCGACCTGGCAGCGGCCCGAGCTGCTGCGCGGCTGCATCGAGAACGTCAGAGCTTCGACGTACCGCCCGCTCGAGCACGTGATCGTCTCGGACGGGCTCGACGAGGACGCCGTCGAGCTGAGCCGCGACCAGCTCGGCGTCCAGGACTGGGACGACCGCCGCGTGCCGATCTGGTTCGTCGAGCTCGGCCGGAACTGGTCGTCGTTCCTGCCGGATGCCTACGCCGCGGCCCCCATGACGGTCGCGATGCTGCTCGCGCGGGGAGCGTACCAGTGCTGGCTCGCCGACGACGAGCGCATGGCCCCTGACCACGTCGAGCTGCTGGTCGAGCTGCTGGAGCGCGAGCTGGCCGACTTCGCCTACTCGCGCGTCCAGATGTACCGCGCGGACGGGTCGTCCTGGGTGATCGGGCGCTACCCGCCGGCGCTCGGCGAGATCACCCACGCGCTGTACCGCGCCGAGGTCCTGAAGCTCGGGCTATACGTCTTCGGCGACGACCGGACCTCCGACTGGGCCACGATCTCGCGCTGGCAGTCGCGCGGGGCGAAGGCCGCGTACTTGGATCGGGTGACCATGACCCACCGGGTGGACCGCTGATGAGCTGGGCGGAGGCGAAGGCGATCATGGGCTCGGAGCGCGTGCTGCTGGGACCGCAGGCGTCGTACCAGTGGCTCCACGATCCGAAGCACCTGCTGTTCGTGCTGGCGCGCTACAAGCACGCGGCCAGGCTGATCGGCTCGGCGTCGACCGTGCTGGAGGTCGGCTGCGGCGAGGGGATCGGGGCGCGCATCCTGGCCGAAGGACGCCGCGCGTATCTCGGCATCGACCCCGACGAGGCGGCGGTCGCGGTCGCCCGAGAGGCGCATGACCCGGCCTGGTTCCGGGCCTGCTCGCTCGGCGACGTCGAGGACTTCGAGTCGGGCTATGATGCGGTCGTCGCGCTCGACGTCATTGAACACCTGCCCGCGGACGATCGCGCGCTCTTCGTGCGCGACCTGGATCGCCAGTGTGCATACGGCGGTATCTGCATCGTCGGGACGCCGAACGCGACCGCTCGTGCCTACCAGTCCGAGGCGAGCCGGGCCGGGCATCACGCCTTGCTCGACGCGGTCGAGTTGCGCGCGCTGCTGGCCGAGCAGTTCCCGGTCGTGCAGGTGTTCGGCATGAACGACGAGGTCCTGCACACCGGCTTCCTGCCGATGGCGCACTACCTGCTCGCCGTCGGGATCGGGCCGCGATGAGCGCCGAGAAGCTGCCGCGCGCGCCGTCCATGCTCGCACTCGTGGGCGACATGTCGGGCCCGACGCTCTGGCGCGTCCTTCAGCCGTTCACCGCCCTCGAAAAGCGCGGCTACCCGGCCGCCTGGGACATGAACGACGCCCATGGGATCGGCGAGGTCGCGGCAGCCTACGACGGCGTCGTCCTGGCGCGGCTCGGCTGGCAGCCCGAGCATCGGCCGATCGCGGAGGGCTGGTTCCGCGCCATGCGCCGGGCCCGCAAGCTCGTGGTCATGGAGGCCGACGACGACGTCTTCAGCCCGGAGATCGACCGCCGCACCGTCGCGCTCGGCTGGACCGACGGCAAGACGCCGGAGCGGCTCGAAGCCGCGCGGCTGCTGCGGATCTGGACGCTCCGGCAGTGCGACGGCGTGACCGTCTCCACGCGGCGGCTGGCGACGGTGGTCCGCGGCCTCACCGACCGCCCGGTCGTGGTGGTGCCGAACGCGATCGACCTCGGCTGGTTCCGCCGCGTGCTCCGCGCCCAGCCGCGCCAGGTCCCGAGCCCCACGATCGGCTGGGCCGGCGGCAAGCGCCCGGACGAGGACCTGGCGCCGATGGCCGAGGCCTGGGGCCGGGTGGCGCGGCGCTGCCCGAGCGTGCGCTTCGTGGTCGGGGGATATCTGCCGCCGGTCGTGGCCACGGCCGTCCCCGAGGACCGGCTGGTGGTGGTGCCGTGGCTGCCGCTCGAACGATACCCGGCCGGGCTCCGGGACGTGGATGTCGCGTGCTGCTCGGTCGCCGACACGCCATTCAACCGCTGCAAGTCGCCGATCAAGGCCTACGAGGCGGCCGTCGCCGGCGCGGCGGTCGTGGCGACGCCGACGCTCTACGGCGCGCTGATCGAGCACGGCGCGACGGGCTACCTGGCCGAGACGGCCGACGACTGGGAGGCCGCGCTGGTCGAGATGGTCGAGCGGCCGGCACTGCGCTCGATCATGGCGCGGCGGCTGCTGCGCGTCGTCGAGCGGCACCACACCCTCGACGGGCAATTGTGGCGCTGGCCGGCGGCCTGGGCGCAGATCGCGGAGCGGGCGGGTGAGCAGCACGTCGTGGCGTGAGCCGGCGCCGGCGCCGGTCCTGGCCCCCGTCCGTTGCAAGGCGTGCCGCCGGCGGCTCGGCGACTTCGACGGCAAGGGCCGCGCCGAGATCGTCTGCCCGAAGTGCGGCGTGTTGAACACGATCCGGCCGCGGTAGCCGGCTTGCGCTTTCCGGGATACCGGCGCATACTGGACGCCGGAAGCTAAGCTAGAGGGCCTCCGAGCCCCGATTCAGACGGCCGACGAGCCGCACCGTGAATCGGGGCTCTGTGATGCTCGAATACAAGCGGGTCCCGTTCGAGGTCAAGGAGGTCGTCGACCTCTCCGGCGGCGGCTGGGAGATCGCCGGGTACGCGAGCACCTTCGGCGGCACCCCCGACTCGTATGGGGACGTCGTCGCCAGGGGCGCGTTCTCGGACTCGATCGCCGAGCGGCCGACGAAGCTGCTCTTCGAGCACAGCGTGCCGATCGGCAAGCAGCTCGAATTGCGCGAGGACGATCACGGGCTCTGGGGCCGCTGGTCGGTCGTCGACACGCAGGCCGGCACCGACGCCTACAAGCTGGCGAAGGCCGGCGTCCTCGACGCGCTCTCGATCGGCTACATCCCGACCGAGGTCGCCTACCAGCCCGAGGACGGGACGCGCATCCTGCTGAAGGTCGACCTGTTCGAGGTCTCGGCGGTCGCGATCCCGGCCAACACGAACGCCGTCATCACCGACGTCAAGGCGGTCTGGTCGTCGAGCTACGTCAACGACCTGGCGGACTCGGCCTTCGCGCTGATCATGCCGGGCGGCGAGAAGGACGCCGAGGGGAAGACGACGCCGCGGAGCCTGCGCAAGCTGCCGCACCACGACAGCTCCGGCGCGCTCGACGCCGCGCACGTCCGGAACGGCCTCTCCCGGGCGCCGCAGATGACCGGCGTCTCGGACGCCCAGCGGGCGCGGGCGACCGCGCATCTCCAGCGGCACCTCGACGCCATGAACAAGGCCGCCGAGCACGAGGCGCCCGAGCCGATCCTCCGCATCGACCACGAGTTGCGCCGTCGCCGCCTCGCGCGCCACGGCATCGCCGTAGGAGTCTGACCATGTCCATGTCCATCTCCGAGGCCCACGCCGAGATCCGCAAGCTGTACGACGCGGCCGCCGCGATCGAGAACAAGTACCCCGACGGCCTGACCGCCGAGGCGAACGCCGCCGACTACGCCGAGGCCAGGCGCCTCCTCTCCGAGATCGACGGCCTGGAGGAGAAGCTCGGCGGGCTCGAAGACGCCGAGGCCCGCAAGCGGCGGATCCTCGACAACCAGAAGCGGCTCGGCCAGCCGTCCGAGCGGCACCGCCAGCCCGACGCCGGCACAGCCTATGGCGACGATCGGAACGGCCTGGTGGCGCCGTCGCCGCGCGGCATCAAGGCGTTCGGCTCGCAGTTCGTGGACTCCGAGGAGTACAAGCGGATCGTCGACGCCGGCCTCCTGCACAACCCGGCCAACCGCGTCGAGCTGAACGTCAAGCTCGAGGGCTCGCTGCTCGACGCGATGCTCCGCAAGGCGCTGGTCTACAGCGGCTCCGGCGTGGCCGGGCCGACGATCTACCCGGACATCAAGCCCGGCCTGGACTTCCTGTTCCGCCAGACGACGCTGCTGGACATGATCCCGACCGGGACCACGACCTCGAACCTGATCGAGTACTACGAGCAGACGCTCTCGACGAACGCCGCCGCGCCGGTCGCCGAGGCGACCGCCAGCACCGGCACGTCGGGCAGCAAGCCCGAGGGCGCGCTCGGCTGGGTGCTCCGCACGATCCCGGTCTCGACGATCGCCGAGTGGATCCCGATCACCAACCAGACCCTCAGCGACTCGCCCGCTATCCGCGGGATCATCGACTCGCAGTTGATCACCCACCTGGAGATCGCGCTGGAGAACCAGGTGCTCAGCGGCAACGGCACCGCGCCGAACATGCTCGGGATCCTGACCAACCCGGCGATCAACTCGATCGGGCTCGGGGCGGGCTCGGGATCCGCGATGGACGCCGTCTACCACGCCATGACGGTCGTGATGGTGACCGGCTTGAGCAGCCCGAGCGCCTCGGTCTGGAACCCGGTCGACTTCGAGAAGGTCCGGCTGGCCCGCGAGACGCCGACCACCGGCGGGCTCGGTGCTTACCTGCTCGGGCCGCCGAACACCAGCGGCCCGACGACGCTCTGGGGGCGGCCGGTCGTCCAGGCGATCGGGATGCCGGTCGGGACGGCGCTGGTCGCCGACTTCACGCAGATGATGCTGTTCGACCGGGAGCAGGGGGCCGTCAGGACCGGCCTGATCAACGACCAGTTCGTCAGGAACATGCTCACGATCCTGGCTGAATTGAGGGCGGCGTTCGCCCTGTTCCGACCCCTGGCTACGTGCAGGGTGACGGGGCTGCCGTAACGACGCAGGAGTCAGGAGACAGGAGCGGCGATGGCCACGTACCACGTCGGGCCACAGGGCGCGTCCGTGTTCGACGAGCACGGGCGGGTCGTCGGCGTCCTGCGGCCCGGCGACGTGGTCGTGCCCGGCACGCTGGAGTCGGCGGGATCTCCGGCCGACCGCTATCGCGACGAGCATCGGCCGTCGGCACGCTACGACGATAAGGTCGTCCGCCCGTCTCGGGGGCCGGCCGCGTGACGACGTATACGAGCTCAGACCAGATCGGCGCGGCGCTGGGGATCACGCTGACCCCGGGCCAGGCGCAGCAGGCCGACGCGCTGGCCCAGGCGATCACCCTCTGGATCGACGGCTACACCGGCCGCTCGTGGCAGGGCGTCTCGCCCGTGGCGGGCGAGCTCTCCAGGCTGGTCGTGCCGCACCCGGGCGACACGCTCTCTGCCTACCCGTTCGGCTGGTACGGCGGGCTCGCGCGCTGCTACCTGGCGCACGCGCCGGTCGCCGCCGTCACCTCGGTCGGGCTCCGTACGGCCTGGCCGAACGCGCCCGTCATGCCGCTCGACCCGTCGCGCTACGAGCTGGTCGACCCCGAGCACGGCGTGCTGACGGTGCCGGGCTACGGCTACGGCTACTTGTCCGGCTGGTACGGCGTCGAGGCGCTCGCCGTCGTCGACTACAGCTACGCCGACGCCGTGCCGGCCGACATCACCCTGGCCGCGACCATGATCGGCTCGGGCGCGATGGCGAAGCTGCTCGCCGTGCAGAACGCGACCGGCGCCGTCGAGGCCCACCCGGAGCTGGCCGGGCTCAGCCAGATCGCGGTCGGGCAGAACGACGTCAACGTGCAGCTCGCCGACCCGTCGGGCTCGCTGGCCTCGTCGGTCTCGGCCGCCGGCTCCGGCTGGGCGCAGCCGGGCTCGGCGGTCGCCGCCATCCTCGACGGCTACAGACGGATTGTCCTGGCGTAGGAGGGCGCATGGCGAACGGCGGCACGCTCGAAGTGAACGTCAGGCTGACCGGCGATCTGGCCGTGGTCGTCCGCGCGTTCGGGATCATGTCGGCGGCGCTCGCGGCGTACGGCCACGAATTCTCGGAGGCCGACGAGTTGGCGCTGTCTGAGGCGGCCGAATGCCTGAGCCGCGCCCTCGAGGCCCCCGCCGATGAGTAGCCCGATCGCGCTGCCGATGGACTGGCTCCGCTCGCTGACGGCCGGCTTCCGCCCGGACACGGCGGCGATCATGCGCTACGTCGAGACCAACACGCCGGACGGCCCCGTCCAGGACTGGCAGACCGTGGCCTCCGGCATCTCGTGCCGCGTCTCGCGCCGGCCGCGGCCCGGGACCGAGGGGATCGGCGCGTCCAACCTGCTGGTGGCCGTATCGGCGTGGCACATCTTCCTGCCGTTCGACACCGACGTGACCGAGCAGGACCGCATCGTCGTGACCGGCTCCGACCGTGTCGACGGACGGACGTTCGAGGTCACCACCGTCGGCGAGAAATCGTACGAGGCCGAGCGGCGCTGCGAATGCACGCTGGTGACCTGAGGAGGGGGGCCAGATGGCCGTCGTGACCGTCTCCAGAATCGTCCTGCTGATCGGCGTGCTGATGGTCCTGCTCGCCGCGTTCGGCGTCCAGGCCGGACCGGCCGACCTGTTCAAGCTGGGCGTCGGCGTCTGCTTCGCGGCCGGGCTGGTGCCCTGATGGCCGCGCCATCGAACGGGGTGACGATCCGCGTCGTCTC